TGACTCTCTACAGCGTATGGTACAAGCTGCTACAGGCAGTGTTGACACAGCGCAACAAGCTATGAACGGTGGTGGTACAACGTCTGCAGGTAGCTCTATGAGCTTAGGCGGCATCATCAAGCGTCAAAAGCGTACGCTAGTGAACTTCCAAGAGTCGTTCTTGATGCCTTTCGTTGAGAAAGCTGCGTGGCGTTATATGCAGTTTGAGCCTGAGTTGTTCCCTGTTAACGATTATAAGTTTGTTGCTACAAGCACCTTGGGCATTGTTGCTCGTGAGTACGAAGTAGCTCAGCTAGTACAGCTGCTGCAGACTATGCCTCAGGACAGCCCTGTATACCCAATCATCATGCAGTCTGTCATTGACAACATGAACATCACTAACCGTGAAGACTTGATACAGACAATGATACAGGCTCAGCAGCCTAACCCAGAGCAGCAGCAGATGCAGCAGGCGTTGGCAGAGGAAGACAGAGCCTTTAAGAACAGCCAGACAGCCGCTCTGAACGCTCAGGCAGCAGAGTCTAACGCTAGAGCACAGAAGATCGCTCTAGAGGCTAGAGGAGTCCCTGTAGAGCTTGAGACGGCACGTATTAAGGCTGTAGCAGCTTCACAGACAGCTTCTGAGAGTGATAAAGACTTTGAGAAGCGTATGAGACTAGCTAACCTTGCTCTTGATGAGAAGAAGCTAGGATTGGAAGTAGTAAAGGAGAACATGAAGAATGGTCAGCAATAAAGAGTTAGAGAGCGTGGTAGAGCAGATCAATGCTGCCTACGCACGTCTGGACAAGCGCATTGCAGCTCTAGAGGCTGCACAGGCGTCTGTACCTGCTAAGAAAGAAAGCTCAAAAAAGACTTGACATTTTGATTGTTTTGTGGTATAGTCCGGCGCTATAGCATATAAGCCATGAGAAGTCAAGCACTATTGTCCTAAGGAGGATAAACAATATGAATGAGGCACATATAGAGCATTACGAGAAGATACAAGAAATGCTCATGACAGACGGATGGAAGAACGTAGAAAAAGAGCTATCCGAGCTAATAGAAGCAATAGGGAGCATCGAAGCTGTAAAAAACTCCGATGAACTCTTTTACAAGAAGGGACAGCTAAACATAGCAAATCTAATACTGAATCTGCCACATACGGTTGACTCAGCTTTAGATGTCCTGAAAGAGGACTCGCAGGATGACTAGACGTATCTTTGAGTTTATCTGCCCAGACCAACACGTCACGGAGCGCTTCATTGACGAAGAGGTTAGGGAAACAGATTGCTCCTCCTGCGATAAAACAGCGTCTAGGATGGTCAGTGCTGTTCAGTGTGCTTTAGACCCCATATCCGGTCATTGGCCGGGTGCGACTATGAAGTGGGCTAAGAACAGACAAGACCAGATTAAACGCGAACGAAGTAAGGAGAACTCGTAAGAGCCTTACATGACCATCAATCTCCATAATGATATTAATCACGGAGTTTAATAATGGCTACACTGATAGACATGGAAGAAGACGGACGACTAGAAGACGAAGACAACACAGCAGAGTTTGACGCAGTAGACTCGCAAGAGCAACCTACTGAAGAAGACGTCCCAGATAAGTACAGAGGCAAATCAGCCGCTGACCTTGTCAGAATGCACCAAGAGGCTGAGCGTATGCTTGGTCGTCAAAGTGGAGAAGTTGGGGAGCTGCGTAAGGTTGTTGACGAATTTGTAATGTCACAATCCACAAAGAAAGAAGAGACTGTAGACGAGGAGATTGATTACTTCTCTGACCCTGAAAAGGCGATACAGAAAGCAATAGAAAAACATCCTGCTGTTCAAGAGGCTCAAAAGGCTTCAATGGACATGAAGAAGTCCAGTGCTCAGTCAATGCTTAAAGAAAAGCATCCTGACATGGCTGACATACTTACTGACGAGAAGTTTGTCTCGTGGGTAGGCGAAAGTCAGTTTAGGACTAATCTATTGCGACAGGCTGATAGGAACTTTGACTATGAAGCAGCTGATGAGATATTCAGTCTGTGGAAAGATCGTCAAAGCCTTATTGGTCAGACTGTTAACGCTGAGAAGTCTAGTAGGACTGCTTCACTTAAAAGCGCTTCTACTGGCGGTGCATCAGGTACATCAGAAACCAATAGTAGGAAAATCTTTCGACGTGCAGACATTATTAAGCTAATGAAAGACAACCCTGACCGCTACGCTGCTATGTCTGAAGAGATTATGCAAGCATATCAAGAGGGGCGTGTTAAATGATTACATAACTTTAAGGAAGAAATAAGATGGCTATAACTAAATCAGTATATCCCGCCCAAGGCGGTGCAGTAACTAACACTACTGCGGCAACGTTCATCCCAGAAATCTGGAGTGACGAAGTACGCGCCCAGTACGAGAAGAGCCTTGTACTTGCTAACCTAGTCAAGAAGATGGGTATGACTGGCAAGAAAGGCGATACTATCAACATCCCTGCTCCTGTACGTGGTACTGCCACTGCTAAGGCTGCAGGCACTGCTGTTAGCATCCAGAGCGACACTGAGAGCAACGTTGCTGTTCTCATTGACAAGCACTTTGAGTATTCACGTCTCATCGAAGACATTACTGCTACGCAGGCTCTTACTAGCCTCCGTCAGTTCTACACTCAAGATGCAGGTTATGCCCTAGCTCGTCAAGTTGACTCAGACCTTCACGGTTTGGCTGTTAACTTGGGTGACGCTGCAGGTGATTACACTAACACTAACTCTTACTACGTTGACGCGACTACTGGTCTTACCCAGTACGCTGCTGACACAGTAACAGCTGCTGACGTGTTCACTGACGCAGGCTTCCGAGCTTTGATTCAGAAGATGGACGACGCTGACGTACCTTTCGACAATCGTGCGTTTGTTATTCCTCCTTCACTGCGTAACGCAATCATGGGTATTGACCGCTACGTGTCTTCTGACTTCGTCAGTGGCGCACCTGTGCAAAATGGCAAGATTGGTAACCTGTACGGTATTGACGTATTCGTCTCTACTAACTGCGCTACTTCTGAAGCCGCTGCTGATAACACAGCAAACACTAACGACCTCAAAGCTGCACTGCTTCTCCACAAAGACACATTCGTGTTGGCAGAGCAAATGGGTGTTCGTTCGCAGACACAGTACAAGCAAGAATTCCTTGCTAACCTGTACACTGCAGATCAGCTCTACGGCGTAAAAGTATTGCGTCCTGAGTCAGGCTTCGTACTTAACGTTAACGCCTAAATAGGAGTGGGGAGGCAGTGCTGCGCTGCGGTGCTGTCTCTCCTTTTCTTTATGAGTAAAAAAGACCCAAAATTATCTAGAGCAGGCGTTAGTGGGTATAATAAGCCCAAACGTACTCCTAATCATCCTAAGAAGAGTCATGTAGTAGTCGCTAAAGAAGGCGATAAAACTAAGACTATCAGGTTTGGTCAACAAGGCGTATCAGGTGCAGGCAGCAGCCCTAAGACACCTGCAGAGAAAGCACGCCAAAAGTCATTTAAAGCAAGACACGCAAAGAACATAGCAAAGGGTAAAATGTCAGCTGCTTACTGGGCAGATAAGGTGAAATGGTAATGCCAATCCGTAAAACCGATAAAGGTTGGAAAATAGACAAAGTGGCAGGGTACTCTAAAACCAAGAAAGAAGCTGAAAAGAGACTACGTGCTGTTAAGGCCAATCAAAGGAACAAACGATGACCACTATAGTTATTAAGAATAGCTCAACCGCCTCAGCCGTACCCACCACAAGTGACTTGGTACAAGGCGAACTCGCTGTCAACGTTACTGACAAACGCATCTTTACCGAAAATGCCTCTACACAAATTGTAGAACTCGGCACTAACCCATCTACCATTACAACTGCTACAGCTACCGTTACCGGCACTCTAACCGCTAACGGTACTTTTGCATCTAGCAATGCAGTTTTGACAGGCGGTACTGTCAATGGCGTTGTCATCGGAGCAACTAACCCTTTAGCTATTACAGGCAGCACTGTCACAGCCAACACAGGCTTTGTTGGTGGTTTGACAGGTAACGTAACGGGTAACGTCACAGGCAACCTAACAGGTAACGTCACTGGCGATCTGACAGGTAATGTTGTTGGTAACGTCATAGCGGTTACTGGTACGACAACTCTTAACAATCTAATCGTCAACGGTACTGCTGACTTCACTGCGACTAAACTTGTCAACGTCTCAACACCAACAGCAGGCACAGACGCAGCTAACAAATCTTATGTAGACGACACAGTTGCAGCAGTGATTGATTCTGCTCCTGCCGCATTAGATACGTTGAACGAACTAGCCGCCGCATTAG